AAGAAGCGGATTGCAATGTACTGGAAACGGATTTGAATGGCAAACTTTGAATTTCAACAAAGAATTACCAGCATACAAAAATTGTTTTTCTCCAAATGAATTTGACGCAAAAAAACTGCTTGAATTAGCGAATAAAATTAAGGACAAAAAGTCGGAATTCTTCAAATTGAAGGCTGAAATTGAAAATGTTATTTTTAATTTAAGAACTTTCAAGAGAGTCGAAGCTGAATTTCCAGAAGCCGTGCCGTTCTTGCCAACAACAGTTTCAACCGCCTTAATGGTAAATATTTCGGATTTACGCAATAAATTAAAATAATTCCTTATATTTACAACCGATAAGTTTTGGATATTTTTTTTGGTCATCAAACACGCTTTCGGGCGTGTTTTTTGCGTATAAAAAAAACCGATACTAAATATCGGTTTTTAAAATACAAGCACCTCACGTTTTTAATATGGTGGCTACACCCACGCTTATATTATTCTTTTATTTCGAAGTGCATCCAGTCGTAATTTTTTTCACGACCTAAAGAAACGAATCCGTGCTTATAAAAAATATCAATCATTTTTTTATACTCAGGACGTGCGAATCTTGCTGTTTTGGAGGTTTCTTTTAATAAATTTCTTTCGGGGTCTAAATCAATCGCAATACCCCAGCTATGACGGCTATACTCTGAACCGCCTCGCATAACTCTGAAACTAAAACATCCTCCAAATTTATCAATTCCAAGTGATTTAATTTTTTCAATCCCGTATGTTTTTAGAATTTCATTGAAAACCGACTTAAAATTATTCGCTACCAATTTATGGCAACGCATTCTATTCACTGTTTTTCCATCGTAAATCATTGGGTATGGTAAATCTATCATTTCAAGATACTTTCCTTCCGGGTCTGGATTTCCGTACTTTTTTATTATTTCAGCTGTTGTTATCATATCGTCTTTTTTTAGTAGTTATTTTTTACAACCTTCAAATGAATTTTCAAATTATTTATTCCAGGCGCACTTTCTTTGATGGCTATTTGAAACTGCGTGGTCGATACTTTTTTGAAACAAAGCCCCAAGTAGTCGTTTGAAGTATTTAAGCTCCCCAAGGCTTCCACGGTATTTTCTACACGGTAATCCATATCCGGCATTGCGTCATTCATTGTGACTAAAACAAACGTTTCGTCTTCCATTGTTCCGGAAGAAAACGTTACAGCCGAAGCAAATCCAGATTGAGACAATGAAATTCCAGAAGAAGGAACAATGTCGGGAATTATCACATATCCCTTGTTTTTCGGAATTAATTGGTCATACAAATATCTTGTCCTATTTCCCAACTGTCTGCCCTGTGTGTTCGAAATACCTCCCGAACCGCCCTCAACAGGGTCTGTTGTTTCTAATTGGTAAATTTCATTTTCCCAAGTCGATGTTTCTGTTAATCCTGCCATAACTATGTTTTTTTATAATAATATGTCGTGTTTCTTAGAAACTAATTGTCCAGCTACCATTCAGAATAATATCTGAATTTTTGCTGATTAATTCACGTGTTTTTCGTGCAAAAAGAGTATTATCGGTACATAATAACCCAACCTCACGAATTCCTAAACCGTTACCCTCGGAAGCTCCGAGTGTCCAATCAAATTTAACGCTGGAAATTGTCGGGTACGAAACGGCTCCAAGTGCTTTTGTGAACGCTCCAGTAATAGCCGTATCCGAACCAGCAGGCGAAGTATTATTTGTCCCGAATGCTATTTGTGTCAATTGTTTGCCAGACGTGGCAGCACCTAACAAATTAGTCACAGCAGTACGCCCACCGTTTACAACCAAATTATTATCTGTATAAATCTCTAAAATTTTGCCTGTTTTAGCACAAATTTTTTCAAGATAAAATACGCCTTTTATAGTTAATTTTTCCATAGGAATTAAGATATATGAATTATTAATGAGTCGTTGGATTCTATGTATTTTTGCGAGCCGTCATAGTTGTAAACACCATCGTAATAGAAGCGTTTGTGTTCTAAATCTTCCAATATTGGAGGTGCTTCATAAGTGATGTTTAGCGTATCAAATAATTGTTCAATGGTGTCAAATATAGCCAAATTATATGAAATTCCTTCAAGATAGGAACGAACATTTTTATACTCTCGAATCAGTTTCGCTAAATTAGACTGTGAAACCCCATCAAGTCCAACCGTATCGCCTAATTGGGAATCAATCGAGAATCTCGCCCAATCAATTAATGGATTACCCATATCGATTCCTTCGGTTAAAACTGCATTTGTGTAACCACAGATACGCATCGCTTCACGAATAGAAAACACGGTGCCCATATAGCGTTTCAATTCAATGGCACGTTTGATTATTTCCCTGCGCTGTGTGTCATTCGTGGCAACTCCATAACCCACGAAGCCTTCCACGTCGAATTGACGTGCCAATGTTGGTAACGCACTTGCTGAAACCGTATCGATAACGTAAACAAGCAATGATTCTAATTCTATCGAGTTCATACGTGCCGCCACCATAGCATCGAAAGCCGCTAAATGCGGAACGCCTGCAATTGAATCTGCTAAAATATTTTCGTTTGTCTGGCTCATTACCCTACATTAGTACCTGTAACGGTAACATTAATACTCGTTATGTTTGCGAATTGTGTTTCAGAAATAACCAAATCAGTTGCAGGCACGGTCACGTTTGCTTTATAAACCCCGTCAATCATACATAATGCTTTTATTTGGTCAATCACTATATCCTGTCCTAACAATTTTCTCCTACCATCCCTGAACGCCTCTAAATTAGCGATTACAACGGGTAAAATATCACCTTGAACCGTTCCTTCATATAAAATCAAACCAACTGTAATATCCGTGTTAGTGGCCGTTGGCGAAGTCACTACAACCGTATCCGTCAAAGGTCTAATTCTGTCGGCAGTTAAAACCGATTCGACTGCGTCTAAAATTTCCGTTGGTGTTGTTGCTAAGTTTGCCATCAACGGAAAAATTTCAACTGTTCCTGGAATCGGATTTGTCACGGCAACATCGATAATTAATGGCGATGTTGACTTTGCCCAAAACTCATACGCCTTGTAGCTTCCAGCGTTGGAAAACGCACTTGGAGCCAATTTTATACGATCCCGTAATTGTTCGTCAACTTCTTCATCTGAACCGCCTGCGGTAACATCGGTATTGGATGCCGTGGCCAAATAGGGCTGCGGGTCTAAAATAACCGAAACCGTGCCAATAGCGTAATCGTTGGATAATTTGCCAGCCGTTTGCGCAATAAATGTTGCCGAAACCGTATCAACTCCAGTTAATACAGCGGTGTCTTCCACAAGTTCGAAAACTGCCCGTCCATCGGTTGAACTCACACGTAAACCAGCAGGAATGACAACGTCACCGTGACCAGCCACAAGTGTCAACAACAACGTTGTTTGAGAAAAGGCGGCAGGCAAACGGGTTACACCAACCAAAACGCCCAAATTGTCCAGCATCGGGAAACGAGCATAATCTACAAGATTCTGCAAGCTTGCATCTTGAATTTGATTTCGAAGAAGTAATTCACGGTAAGCAAAAGCATTAATTAAGAGCGTTTCAACCTGTGCTGGCTCTAACGCCCGTCCAGTTCGTGCCTCATAATCTGCAATCATTTCATTAATAATTGTCGTTGCGTCCCTGTCTATAAAATTCGGTGTTGGTAGTGCCATATTGTTTTATTTTTCTTTAAACGGATCAATAAACTCTTTATCCCATTTCGTGTAAAAATTAGCCTGTTTCTTGGCGATTATGTCTTGTTTTTTGCTTTCAATATGCAGTTTGCTCATTCTTACGAAATGAATTAATCTAAATACTAAATAAACAAGTCCTGCAATGGCTAAAAGTAGATTTACTACCCCAGAAACCGAACTCAATATTTGCGATGTCATTTGTCCTGAAAAAATCAGAGGTAAAATATCCATCATTGTAATGCTCCAATACGTACCGACAATGAAATCGAGAAAGTTTAAAAAATCCTTAATTTGCTGCATATTTTAAAAATTAGGTAGGCTAAAAATATTTTCAGGGCAATAAATCCTTTCAAATCCATCAATCCTAAATGGAGCAAATCTAAAGCATTTATTATAAACAAAAATAAGGAAAGTTTTCTTATGTTCGTATCTATTTTTACAAAAGCTAAATAGTAAAAAACAAATCCAAAAACAATAATATTGGCGTAATCTTCGACAACGTTGCACAAAAGTCTTTTGTTATCAGAAAACAAATACCAAGACACTCTCGAATCTGAATGATAAAAGAGTGCCTTTGCGTTTGTCAAAGGAATCAATAGAAATAATATCCAATGTTTACTTTTCATCCTTTACAGGCGGTGTATTTTCTCCTGCGATACCTTGGATTCCGTTAGGTTTGTTTTTATCCCCAGCGAGCCATCCAAGCAATACAATTGCTGCCGCAATAGCCAACTGTTTTCCTGTCTTGCCGTCAAACGCTCCTGCTGCATACGCTTTGATTAAAGGGTCAATAGCCAATAATCCCCCTGCAAGCCATCCAGCCAATGTTGTTTTCCAATTTTTCATAATCCAAATAGTTTTAAAAGTTTTTGCCAAAATGTTAGTTTTTTCTTCTTTACAATCGGTACAGTTTCGAACTTTGGCACGCTCAAAGATACCGCTTTTTCTTTTTCAATCTGCTGCATAATAGGAAATGTTTCCCCTACCGTGTAGGTTGCGCTTCCTGATGCTATTATTGCCGATTGTAAGATTGTTGTTATCAAGGTTTAATTTCAAATTCAACCCCGTAAATAGGCTTTTTTGCTAAATCATCAAGCAACGACATTACAAGCACGTAATCGTCTAAATCATCGCCTGTCAATGTTGATGGATTGGCCAATAAAATCGCTTTTCGTTGCGCTTTGTATTCCGCAAAAGTTTTTGTGTACGTCAAAACCTGTTCACTTCCTCGCCTGTCTTTGTGAACTTGATAACTTTCGTTTTCTAAACCTCGGTTTAAAACTAGACTATCCACCGTCTTAAAGGTAATAGTTTTCGTTTCGCTGTCTCTCAATGTTTGTTGGATTTTGATTTGTACAAATTCTTCCAAAATTCCTTCTCTGTCGTGCAATAAAATTGCTTTTGTTTTTGATATTACTTTCATATTTTACCAAGTTTTACGCCCTAAAGCAGTTTCAAATGTATCTATAATTGTGTGAAAGGTCATTACTTCACTATCGCTTAAGCCCTCGTGGAAAGCGGTAAACTGAAATCTTTGATTTGAGTATCCGTAAAGCCCGCCTATGTAATTCATTGCCCCAATGTATATGTTATATGTAGGCAACGTTCCTCCGCTGTTTACTGTTCCTACTTGGCTTCCGTTTATAAAAAAATCAGTAACTGTTGCGCTTTGCTTTGTACCTGTAAAAATACCACGGCTTTCGTTTACTCCAGTTAGTGAAATATTAGTTGAATTTAAACCCACAATTCTTGCATAAGTAGAATTGTTATTTTTTAAAATTACGTAGCTTTTTTGTGTGCCTGAATTAAAACTACCTATATCGACAACATCACTACCCGCTGCGGCATTGTTTGTTCCGCAAACAACGGTCAACCCATTGCTGTTTACATTTTGCTTTATGCTTGGCGTAAAATAGGTATTTGCATATCCATTTGACCCGTTAGGCGTATATCCTGAATTACTAAAGGCGGCTGTTCCATTAAAAGTAATCCTAAAAGCTGCGTCAGTGTCGAGTGGTTTTTTTCCGTTCCATTTATGTTGTGCTGCTGTTGTGCCTAAAAACGGGTAGAATGCTTGAATTTTTGTGTAAAGAGATTTATTTTTTAATTGATAAAAAATAAAATTACAAGCGTTTACCTCTGTAGTTCCTGAAATTCCAGCAGCTGTTAAATAAGCCGTTGCGTCTGTATCTGTCACATAATAACTATCCGAAACATTTGTTGTTGTGGTGTTCAGAATATTACTTATTAATGATTTGTTTAAATAAATGTCCGTAACATAAACAGTGATGTTGTAGTTTGTGGCAGCGGTTAAATTAACAGCATACAAGTCATTCCCTGAGTAATATCTACTGTTGAAGATACCGCCCACATATACATCGTAATAATCAATAGTGTTTGTACTACTAGGAGTTGTGAAGTCTAATTTTATAGATTGATTATAAACAACTCCCGCACTTAAATCTGTAATTGCGTTTGGTGCTGTAAAATTGCTTACATATCTAATTGTTGCGCTTTGCGTTATTGCATAAGCTAAATCTCCGTCAGGATTTCCCCCGTTGTTGGTTGCTAAACTTGGATGCACGTAAATAATAGCTCCAGCCATTGACATATTAAAGACGCTATCATTTCCAGAAGTGCCTCCAAAATTAGTGCATAAAGGAGTGTATGACACTTTCAGCAAAAAACAGTTTCTAAAAACAACATTTGAAAGACTTGTGCATAGAGGCAAGTGTATTTCTGGCAATTTACTGCAATTCGTGAAAGCATCGCTTCCTACTGACGTGACTGAATTAAAAATAAGTTTTTCAGCTAAATTTGAAGTCCCAATAAAAGCCTGTGCGCCAATTGAAGTCACTAAATTAGCGTTGTCTCTGTAATAAGTCAAAGAAACCAAAGATGGGTATGTAAATATATCAAAAGCATTAGCAGGAATTGCATAATTACCAGTAATCTTACACTTAATATCGCTGCCTACTATACTAAAATTAGAAATTGCACCTACTGAAATCCCTAATCTCGTAGCTAATAAAGCAGGTGTAGATATTGTTGCCGCAACACCTCCTATTTCAGTGTTTATTCCTATTGAAGCTGCGTTGTGTGCAAAGTTTTGTCGTGCAATCAATCCGCTTTGCCCAAAAGCAAAAACGCTAAATAATATTAAGATATATTTTTTCATAATGAACCTACTACTACATAATTATTAACTGTTGTTCTCTGTTTAATTGTTGCGCTTAATTTTTCAGCCATTGTTGTGCCGGAATTGTTGTGCAGTACTACGCTTCCGCCGGTCGCAACTGTCAATGTCACACCTGTCAAAGTTACAAAACTGCATTCAAAATTAGCCACTAACCCGTTGGGAATTGTTACTGTGCAACTCGCTGTGAAAATTACCACCTTTCCATTGTAGGCATCTGTTAATGAAAAGGATGTTCCTGTTTCGGTGACTGGTTTAATAATGTCCGAAGTCAAAGCCATCATTCCGCTTGCGTCTGGCAATGTGTATGTTCTGTTGTCTGTTATAGTGTTCGAAAAGCTTGCATAAAAGGTTTTTGCTGAATTGTAAAGGTTTAGGTATCCATTTTTTACAGCAAAAAAAGCGGTAGCATCTAAATCATACTTTGCACTAAACTCCCCGTCAGAAAAGTACATTTTGAAATAATCTGCCGTGCCTATACTCTTGAACCTAATTTCTCCATTATCAATTGTTTTAATCCCGGCTATTGTTTGGTCTCCAGTCAATTTCACAGTCTCACTGTCCAACTCCTGCAAAGCACTTTGAACATTTGTAGCGGCTATACCGCCAACGGGAGAAACGCTTACATTCGTGGCTGGCACTGTTCCAGAAGCCACAGCTGTTGTAGTTGTTTTTTGTTTTCGCAAATCGTCCACATATCTTAACACACTTTTCTTTGTTCCAATATCGTAGGTAGATTTGTATTCAAAGGTCAGTTTATACAGTAATCGAATTTCTCCATCTCGCAACGTTGGGAAAAGCGTTTGCAATTGCTCCCAGTTGTGCGCTTGTGCGAGTGTTAAGTTTGCGAAGTCAGTTTCAGCACTTTTTATTTTAATCGTTTCCCCGTAACGAGGGTCTTGTAAAGCGTAAACGTAGTAAACAAAATAGTTGTTTGCTGCCACCCCTGTACGTGTGCCGTTTACAGTCAAATATTCTGGCGTGTTTGTTCCAGAATTCCAAAGAAAAGGAAAATTGGTTGCAGGTATTTTCTCCAATAACCCAGATGCGCTATTTGAGATGCAAATAAATTTTCCGGATGTTGCTGGTAGCAATCCTGTGCCTAAATTCTGTGTGAATTTAACTGAACCCGTCGCAGCGTTAGTAAGTGTGTAATAAATGTTGTCATCCAAGATTGTACCGCTCGATAACGCTATTACTGCGTTTGAGCCATCCACAGCAGGTGTACCTGCTGAAATTGCGTTGCTTGAGATAGTCAACCCGCTGGACCACTTCGCCCCGTCAAGATGCTTCCAAGCGTGATCTACCCAACTTACATCATTCTTATGAAATTCCACGGCCTCAATTACCCTTCTATCCGCAACTCCTAAAGTTGCATTCCAGTAAAATCTGTAAACAGTCGCTATTGCAGAAAATTCACTCCACGGTGTTTGTGTTGCAATTGGATTTCCTGAACTGTCAAAATAAAAGTACCAAATCCCAGTTGTGTTTGTAAAATTAAAAGTAACCGGACTTGTTTTTTCGTGCATGACAGCTATACCGCTTCCATCCGTGAAGAACCTAACCGGGTTTAAACTTGAAATCTCAGTACCGTTTTTGACGGTTGAAATAGTCAAAGTCAAGGCCGAGTTATCAATGGTAAAATCGTTTTCGGTCAAAAATTGTTTTTGGCAAATACCCGTAAATACCGTTTGTTTTAGGTCTAATTCAGAATCTACTGCGATTAATTTAGAATTTACAGTGTCTAATTTTAAATTAATGGTATCAAATTTTGAATAAATAGCAGTGTGGTCAACCAGTGTTGAAACTGGCATCATTTTCAAATATTTGTCCGTTCCGTTAAATAAAACAACGGAATCTTGCTTTGTTGCAGGCGGTGGGTCTTTTAATAACTTGACATAATTTAAGTTATTAAAAGGCGTGAATTGTGCGTTAACCGTGGTTATGCCTACAATTAAGATGGTTAAAAATAAAAATAGTTTTTTCATAAAATAAATAATTAAAATAATTTAAGGTATCAAAGCCACCCCGTAAGAGCTTAGTATTTCGTAATTCTCAAAATTTTGGTCGCCACCCAATAAAATGTATCTTCCGGATTCCATAAATTCGGTATGGTCAGCATTCCAACCTTGACAAATGTCGCCTAATTCGATATTTTCGCTTGTATTTTTCACACCATTGAACCAGCCTTTGTGTTTAATAATGATTTTATCGGCTGCTGGTTTCGATGTAGCGGTGTCGAATTTTATAAAATTTTCTTTAGTTAAATATCCGTCCTGTGATTCCGTGGCTGGACTAATCGAAAATTGATTTGTAAAATTGCTATACGATAACGGCAAAACTGCCGAAACGCCAGACGGTTCAGTCACAACGATAGCAACATTCAAGGCGGTCAAAACTTCACGCATTTTGGCTGGAGAAATTTGTCCGGTGTTGTTGTCGATTATAAGCGAATTTATTAGATTCTGTCTTTCTGTTGGTGTACTCATTTTTTAAAATTTAAGAAAATCCAAAATCGAATCCGTTACTAAATGCCCTACCCATCGATGCAGGGTCAATTTGTTTTTGTCTATCAATGAAAAATAATATTTGGGTGATTTCTCCAGATTCCAACAACTCGGCTGTTAGTTCAAAATCAATTCTACTTCCCGAAATATTATAAGTCAATTCTTTGATAATAATCCTTAGTTCCCATTTACCTATACAGTCAATTATTTCGGCCGAAATATTAGCAACTGCCGTGTTTATTGGCGTATCTATAAAACGCCAAATATCTGAACCGAAAAGCGGTCTCATTGGATCGCTTCCTTTGGTATTCGTCAAAATGGTACCGATGCACTGGCGTATATCGTCAATACCCTCAACAACTTGCCCAATCATCACGTTCGATAATTGCCAGTTAGTTGCTTTTATATCTTGAATTTTCGTTGCCATTATGGTATTGGTGTGCTTGTTGGATTTCCAGACGATGCCGATGTATGTCTATGTGTTTTAAGCGAAACTGTGCCCGCCTGTACGTCTCCTGTGGCTTTCAAGTCTCCAGATATTGCAGCACCTCCCGGAGCGGTCAATGTTCCTGAAACCGTGATTGCACCCGTAACTGCTACGGCACCGTTTAATTGAATAACTGGAGCTTCTATTTTAGCAATTGCAGTGGCTTTGATATTGGTGTTTACCGCTTCAATGTTTGCCGTTCCGCTTGCTTTTATATTGGCCGTAACCGCTTCAATGTTTACAACTGAACTCGATTTTATGCTAATTTCGCCTTGAATATCCAAGGTATATTTATGTGTGTTTCGGTTGTACTCAATGATTGAATTATCACTGAAAACAGTTCTAAAAATTCCAGCCCCCCCACCATTTGGAGAATTTTTATCGTTAAAAATAGCCCCTAAAATTACGCCTTCTTCGCTGTTTTCATCCATTAAACAGGCAACCTGTTCATTGATATTGAAGGTAAACGAATCTTTATCGTTTAAGGCTGTTTTAACGATTATTTGCAACCAATCAGAAACTATACTATCATCTGTAAACGTCACACGGGCGTATCCTTTGGCGGGGTCAACTTCGGTTATGTTTCCAAATCTTAGCATAATTTTTTAATTAAAACACAAATATATAAAATATTAAGCTTTGGTGGGATTTCCATACGGATATTTATTATCCGGAAATTTAAAATTTCTAACGGTCACGTTATTTGACTGTTGTTTTTTCTTTTTCTTGGTAATCTGTTCATTTTTTGTCGGCAAATTCAATCTTTTCATTTCCAATGATACAGTGTAACCACTCGATTTGTCGATTTTATGGGAACTGGATTTTATATGAAATTTTCCAGACAATTTACCAAATCCAGTCACCTGAACATTATTTCCTGCGACCGCTAAAACAGTTCCTTGAATGTCGATACTGCCTTCAATTTGGTTAGATGCCGAAAGGTGCATTATCGCCTTGGCCTTAGCTTCGGCTTGTTGTTTATTTTCGGCTTTCGTATGCGTAACCCCTGCATCTTGGTTCACTGGTGTATCACTGGAATACCCTTGTTCCTGTTTGTATTTCTCGAAATCCAAATTAGCCGTAACGGCTTCGTTTTTCTTTGCCGATTTCGATTTTACCGAGGCGGTTTTAATCATTCCATCGGCTTTATCCTTGAATGAAAATTTTGAAATATCGGATTTATCCACGGTAAAACTGGTATTTCTCTTTTCCACATCGTAAATAGACGTGAACGTGATAACATTTTCACGCACAGCGAATAAAACCCCATATTCCTGCGAAATTCGCTTTAAAAATCCCAAATCAGTTTCTTTGTTTTGCGTGATACGCCCGAATGTTATTTCTGGAATTTCGCCTTGGATGGTGAGTTTGTTTTTGGCAGCCACTTTTTCGGCTATTTGCTTCAAAGTTTTGTTTTCGTGAGCATCGGATTTCTTGGTTCTCAAATCGTTCACAATACCTGTTGCCATACCCCGAATGGTCACAACGTCTGGCGGCCCTTCCAGATTGATTTCGTCAATTTCGAAAACGCCTGTTTTTAAATTTTCAATTGATACGGTTAATTTTGCGCCTTTTTCTGGATACCACGAATTTTGCCAACGCAAATCAACATCTTCAACTTGTATTTCAATTTCGTCGCTCTCGCCTTCCGTTTTGTCGTTGTATATCAATGATAGCATATACTTCGATATTTCAGAAGTAATATTTTTATTGTTGTAAAGGACGGTAAATTTAGGTGCCGGTACGTTCATTCTATCGTTTCCAAGGTGGTAGTAATTCGCTATCAATCTGTATTTCTCCAGATTCTAAAATTGGCACAATAACACGTGTGCCA